GACGACCAGGAGGGCAACTGATGGGTTATATCCCTGTTCAGACTCCACCCGGACGCGCCCCCCGTTCAGCGTGGCGCAATTGCGAACAGTCATGGGAGACACCATACGTCGCGCCACCGGGCTACATGCGGATCACGAAAGCAGACCTCACCGATGGGATCGATCACCCGGTCACCATCACGAGAGCGACCCCGCAACCAACCGATAAGGAGGAGGAGAAGTGACCCCCTGCCAGAAGCTCAGTGTGGGCGTCGCGTAAAAGCGTGGCATGGTTCCTGCGCCAACAGGAACCCGCCACTAAACCCCAACCCCTATTTACTACCCAAACCACTAGGAGAAAACGATGGTGGAGTCTACCCAAAACCCTAGAGCACGGACGCTTGTTGCCCTAATTGAGGGCTCGGGCGCGTGCGTTGCCATGTTCGGCGCGCTCGCGATGAAAGCACCAGATAACCCGGTCGGCTGGGCGTGGAACATTTGCCTACCCCTCATTTTTGGCGGTCTTGCTGTGACCGCGGCTGGGCGTGCTTTCGGTCGTCGCTTTGACGAACGGGAGGGCAAGTGATGCACAACTTTGACCGGCTCCGCGATTTTGTCCAGCCCGACCCACCAGACGTTGACGACGACGAAGAAGAAAACGACCCTTTCGCCTCCAGCGACGAAGAGTATGAGGAATGGCGCGACCGTCAAATGGAGCTCGACTATGACGGCTAAACAGTTTACTGCCGGAATCTACCCGGACATTCCAGAACTCGACTACCACTCATGCGCATTCGGGCCTGCTGATTCTCTCTCGTCCACGGAAGCCAAACGCATACTCAATTGCCCTGCCTTATATAAGTGGAGCAAGGACCACCCCGCCGAACCAAAACCGGCGTTTGATTTCGGGCACGTCGTCCACGCGCTCGTCTTAGGCGCGGGATTGAACCTGTACGTGCACGAGCATGAGAGCCTGCGCACCAAGGCCGCGCGCGAGGACGTTGAAGCTCACCGCGCGCTCGGTGAGGTGCCTATCGCGTTGGCTGACTTTCAGCGGGCACAAAACGCGGCAGACGCGATCATAAACCACCGTGTGGCGGGCGAACTGTTCAAAACCGGAACACCAGAACAATCCATCTACACCCAAGACGAGAAAACCGGGGTCTGGCTTCGGGGCAGGATCGACTGGGAAACCAACGGGACATTGGTTGACCTGAAAACTACGCGGGACGCTAACCCGAACGTGTGGCGCAGACAGGCGGCCAGCCTTGACTATCCGCTCCAGGCGGCGTGGTACCAGACGATGTGGGAACAGGTCACCGGCAACGCGCCTCGTTTCTTGCATGTCCTTGTGGGGGTTGAAGAGCCTCACCTTGTCAGCGTCGTCGAAATGGACGCCGAGTTTTTACAAGCCGCCCGCCAGCGTATGCGCCAGGCGATTGACACGTTTGACACCTGCCGGACTTTCAACACGTGGCCAGGATACGGGGACCGGGTGCACACGCTGACCGCACCCCTTTGGTACTTGAACACCGAACTAGGACAAGACGATGAGTGAAAAACAAGAATCAAGCATTGAGGCTCTGTTTGCCCGAGCCCTCCGAGACTGTCACAATCCCGAACTCGACGGCTTCAACCCACACTTTAAAAACAGGTTCGCCACCCTGAAAGCAACCCTGCATGTCATCCGCAAGGCCTGCGAAGCCCACGGGATCGCATACACGCAAAGCGTCGGAGAAATCAACGGACAACCAGCATTAAAGTCCGCCGTCTACTCCATGGACGGCAGTGTTCTCCCTCTGTCGAATATGCCGATGGAACACCAGCAGAACCCCCAAGCGTTCGGATCAGCGCTCACCTACACGAAACGTCAGGTGGCGCAAGCCGACTGGGGTATCACCGGCGACCCTGACGACGACGCAGAACAAGCCTCACAACCCGTACTACCAGAACTCAGCGAAGGCGCGGTTTATGACTGCGACGACATCCACCAGTTGCGCGAATGGTGGAAGCAATACCCACACATGCAAACCGCAATACGCGCGCGAGTAGAAGCCCTCACCACCCTCCAACAGCAGGCAGGCCGCTCATGACGAAAAAGGTTTACATTTCCGGGCCCATGACGGGACGACCGGACAATAACATCGACGAATTTAACAAAGCCGAAGACCGGCTACTGAAAGCCGGGTATTGGGTGTTGAACCCGACCAGTAACGGGCTCGCGGATACTGCGTCCTATGAAGATCATATGCGCGCCAACCTTCGGATGCTATCCGTCGCGGACGCTCTGGCGTTCCTCCCCGACTGGGAAAAATCGCGGGGCGCTCGCCTCGAAATCGAGGTCGCGCACGCCATCAACATTCCAACCCGCCCCGTATCGGACTACGCAATGGGAACAAGCGCATGGACTTAGATTCATTGAACGATTTTGTTGTCCCGTCGTTTGAAAACATTGCCCTGTGCACCCAAATTGGAGAACCCGAATGGTGGTTCGACGTGCACGCTGGTCTTAAAAAGTTGGCGCGCAAAACCTGCTATCTGTGTCCAGCGTTTGCTGAGTGTCGGGCAGAAAACGATCGTATCGAAACCCAAGGTGCGGAATCTTTGTATGGCATCTTCGCGGGCGAAGACCCACGTGAGCGCGTTGCTCGCCGTAAAAGGGAGCGCAACAACAAGCCCTCACATAGGGGCTACGCCAGTCAATGCCGCGAGTGCGGGCGGCTTGTTCTCGACCAGAACGCCGTCGTCAGACTCGCCAAAGACAAGCGGCGATTGTACGCGTGCGCTCACTGTTTGAACAAAACAACTAAGACAAGGACGTTAAACCATGACCGGCACACAAGAAATGGCCGTAAAAATCCCCAAGAACGAATGGCTGAGTAGCAACGACCGGTTGCACTGGGCAGTCAAGGCAAGCCGAACAAGACGACTCCGACAACGTGGATACTTCGAAGCCCGAAGAAACGGCTTGCTCCCCATGTGTAAGGCGTTTGTCACCGTGAGCGTGCAATACGACTCCAACAGGCGGGCAGACCCCGCTAACGCTTATCCGACAGTAAAAGCGTTGGTGGACGGGCTTGTCGATTTTGGGGTGCTCACTGACGACGATTCGAAGCATCTCCAGGCAATGACGTTCAAACGCGCGCCCGGCAGGTGCGAAAAAGGCTGGTACGTGATCGGGCTGACTTTGGTGGAGCAGGCGGTGGACTTTTGATGTGTTGCCCCGAGTGTTTAAAGCAAGACGAAAAACAGGAAGGAGCCGAAGCCGATGTGGGCAAAGATTGACGACCACCTTTGGATGCACCCCAAGTGGATCAACCTACCTGATTCAGCAAAAGCCCTATGGGTGAGCGCGCTCTCCTATTGCGCTTGTTATGAGACAGATGGGCGCGTTCCGTCCAAAATACTGTCCATTTTGTGTCCAAATAAGCGGCGTGATCGTGTCGTAAGTGCGCTCGTAAAAAGTGGACTTTGGGAGCCAACTAATGGCGGTTATGTGTTCCACGACTGGGAACACTACCAACCGACAAAAGCCCGGAAAGACGCGGAAAGAAAGGACAAGCGCGACCGTATGCGTGCTCTACGTGCGCGATCTGTTACTAGTAACAGGCGAGTAACAAATTCGACTGTTACTAGTAAGTTACCGACCCCCGTACCCGTACCCGTACCCGAAGTAGCTAAAGCTACTTCTGTGGGGGGCGCTTCCGCGAGCGCGGAAGACGCGCAACCCGCACGGCGACGTGCGCGAAAAACTAGGCTCCCCGACGACTGGACACCCACCGCCGACCATGCGCAAACCGCTCGAAGGCTTCATCTCGACCTCGAGTCCGAAGTTGAAGACTTTCGCAATCATGCCCAAGCTCAAGGTCGTCTCCTCGTTAACTGGGATGCGGGGTTCAGGTCGTGGTTGAAAAAGTCCGCTGAGTATGCCCAGGAACGTCAAGGCAGACAGGGTGGTTACCGGAATCAGGCGCAGATCCTTCAGGACATGCGCGCCCAGGCGGCGCAGGCTACAGCGCGCCGTCAAGCCACCCAAGCCCCTCAGGGCAGCGTGTTGCGCCTCATCGAAGGGAGCCTGTAATTGTGATTACCGAAATGCAGGCCGCGGACGCTGTCACCTACCTTGTCGCAATCGGCGCGACCACCGCGAAAGACGGGCAAGGGCAAGCATGGGCTGACTGGGTGAACCATGAAGTCCCCGAAGCCCAACCAGCAGAACTCCCCGAAGCAACGCGCCTGGCGGTCCGCCTGTGGAAGGCGCAGGGCAAGACCTACCAGGTGGATGCCACCCACTTGTCGGACGCGCTCAAACAGTTGCGAGCCGAGCGGATCAGCAAAGCCGAGAACATTCGCCCTGTCCTGCCGGAAGGTCTCGAAGACGAGCCAACCGTGGAACGCCGGTGGATCAACACCGCGAAAGACAACATCCGCGCCGGTATGCCCCGCGCGCAGGCAGAAGCCCGTGCGTGGGCCTCAATCGGTCGCACCCCACCGCCCGAGCTTGAGGCTCACTCGCGCAGTGTTCGCCCTCTACTGCGACGGGCGTAATCCCATGACCCGCGAGCGCCCCACGGTGGACATGCCCCGCAAACGCGTTGTAAGGCACCTAGAACGCGCGAACATCCCCTAAACGCGTCTACGGCTATTCAACGTGTGAAAGCCCGTCAGAATAGCGTCTAGACCCCTTAACGACCATCCCGAAAGGAAACACACGATGACCATCGCAAACCTGCCCAACTGGTTCCACACATTCCAAAAAGAACTCAACGACGACATCACCAACGGAGCAAAATACGACTACACCCGCAAACCCGGAATATACGTCATCGCCTATGAAACCCAGGAGTCAACCACCCACGAAAACGCCGACGACTACATATTCATCCTCGACGGCGAAGAATGCACGGTAAGCGAAATCATTAAACGCATCGTCGAATTCGATCCAGTACACACCCTTTATGACACGACCCTAGAAAAAACCGGGCTCATGATCGACGCACACGCATCCTGCTGTGGAGAATACTGCGACTGTGACCCCGTAGAGTTCGAATCGATCGACGACGTAAAAAACCTCGCCCAAAACCATCCAGGCGAATTCGACGACCTCATCAGCCACCTGTGCCTGGAAGACGACCCCTGCGCCACCTACTTCGAACAGCTAGAAAAACTCAAGAACTACGCCCAAGAACAAGGCATCAACGTCGGAATCGACATCGTCCCCGTACGCACCGTGCAACGCTACCGTGAAGATCAATTCTTCCTCACCCGCAAATCATGCGAACGCCACATTAAAAAACACGCTCACAAATACTACGGGCGCAATCACCGCGCATACGCCGAATACCCCTACCGCAACGACGAATACATGCGCCTCGTCGCGCTCCTTGCGTCAATCGACTTAGAAAAATCAACAATCGTTATCGATAAAACCCGGTACGACTACCTCAAAGACCGGTAATCCGAACGCAACAACATCCACATTGCGCGCGAACTCATCATCAGCAACACACAGGAAGAAAGAACACGCACCATGACATGTGAAACCACCATCAAAGGCACCATCAGCGAACCCGACCTCCGCTACACCCCAACCGGGACACCCCTCCTCGAAATCGGCATCTGCTGCACCCCCAGGCGCAAAAACAAAACCACCAACGAATGGGAAGACGACGGAGCCCCACTCTGGATCAACGCCACACTCTGGGACGACGACGCAGAAACCTACACCGACCTCCTCCACAAAGGCGACCGGATTATCGCCGCCGGCACACTCGCCCGCGAAGAATACACACGCAACGACAACACCAAAGGCGAAAAACTCTTCCTACGCTTCCCCAAAATCGCCATCGTCCCCAAGAAACGCGCCCGGCAGACGATGAACACCCAAAACGCCTACCCCGCGCAGCCACCCTTCTAAACACCACCACAACCAACGGCGGGCAGGTAGTCACATCGGGGTTACCTGCCCACCCCGTCACAATCACCAAGATCAATGAGGAACCAGCATGAGGATCGCGCTCACCATCAGCCTCGACATCGACCGAAACGACCGCGAGCCAGAGCCCGAACCATCAGGCTCCGAAGCCCTCGTCGAACACGCCAATCACGACAGCACACCGCGAATGCTCGGATTTACAGCAAACACACCCGAGGAGCGCGCATGACCAACCCCAAACAGGCCACCCGCCAGCTTAGAGACCTCGACACGTGGGCGCCCCTCCTTAGCGACACCATCACCACCCTCACAAGCCCCCGCGTCACCATCACGACCCACTCACACGGCGCAGGCTACGACCTCAGTGACCTCATCGCACCCAATGTTGACGCCGAAAGTGACGGAGTCGCAGCTATCCGCACCCATGCGCAAATCGTCGCATGGGCTACACGCTGGGTCACTGCCACTGGCATTACCTACACAGGCAACCCTCTCCACACCATCGCCGATAACGCACGTCACCTCGCCGACACCTGGGGCAATTGGGACGTTTTTGCAGACGAGCTAGCAATCCTTCATGGGCGCATAGCAAAGATGACGGGGCACTCGCCGCGCGTTATCGGCCCCTGCCCCGAGACCGGATGCACCGAGGCTGTCACCCAAGCCCAAACGCGCCACGGAGCAGAAGGCCCCCTCGAATGCCCCCGTGGTCACACCTACCATGACGTCGCCGACTACATCGAAGCGACCAAAGCCTCAGACCGGAACCTCCTCCAAGCTGTCACTGACCTTGGCATTCGCGTGAGCGTCGCTCAATTCCTCACCATATGGCCAGACTTGTCGAAGGATGATGTGCACAACTGGACTCGCACCGGCAGACTCACGCTCGCTGATACCCACCCGCAAACCCTCAGCCTCGCCACCGCAAACCTCCTCGCGCAACGCCTGATAGAGGGGCGAGAGAAGAGAAACACCCCAATAGACTTGCCAAACAACAAGGCGACGATGTAGAATAAACTTGTCAAACAGAGAGGGGGTGAAACACAATGAACAAGGAACTCAAGAAGCTCATCAAGGCAATCGAAGCCGCAGGCTTTAAGACCCAGACCGCAAAAAGCGGCCACATCAAGGTCTACGACGAAGAAGGCACACTCCTCACAGTCTTCTCCGGAACACCCAGCGACTGGCGCAGCATCCAAAACTCGCTCCGCCCCTTGAAGCGTCTCGGGTTCCGCTGGAAATAGCGGAAACCCCTCCGAGCCGAGAAGCAAACCAAGTGCCTCCCGACCCGGAGGGGCCCGCACATCACACTACCAAAACGAAAGGACACACCCATGCCCACCAACTACAACGCCACCATCACCACACACCACCTCACCGAAACCGACATCGACCACTACATCGAAGCACTCAACACCTACCACGTCACCGTCTCCAACCCCCATGCAGGCGAAGGGCAGATCATCCTCACCATCCCCGCCAACACTCTCACACAGGCGATCCAGACCACCCAGGCAATCGCCTCAAACGCTGGAATCACCATCGACGCCCTCACCATCGAAACCACCGAACGCTTCGACACCCTCGCCAACGAGATTCCCATGCCCAAACTCATCTCAGTCACCGAAGCGGCCCAGCTCCTCAAAGTCTCACGCCAGGCCATCCTCCAGCGCATCACCGCCCACACCATCCCCGCCACCAAAATCGGCGACACCTGGGCAATCCCTCGCGCAGCTATCAAAAAATGCTAAAATACCCCTAGAACCGAGGCACAACTGTCTCCTTTTTCACCACCACTCAACCCCACATCAAATGAGTGAATCGCACTCCCTTCTGCGGGAGTCATGGGGTTGCCTGCTTGTCTGGCAATGTTTTTGAGTTTCTTAGGTATGGTCACATCACGCACCGGCACACGCCAACATAAACAATGGCGCCAAGCACTCATCCAACGCGCACTCAACGCCGGGCAAACACGATGCCCACTCTGCGGAGTCACACTCGACTACACAACAAGTAGACGGCCGAACAGCCCCGAAGCAGACCACATCCAAGCCAACGCAACCGGCGGACGCACCAGCCTAGCAAACGGAAGAATCATCTGCCGACGATGCAACCAACGCTTAGGCGGACAATTAGGCGCACGACGCGCACACAAACAACCAAATAAACCATCTTTCAACGTCATGCCATTAGACAACACAAGCCGATGGTAATAAGCATGACGCGGGTCACACCGGGGGAAGATGAGGGGGCCAATACCCCTCCCCCCGCCCGGCTCGCACCCCAGGGGCGATAGCGATTTATCCCCCCGATTTCGAACCCGCAGGAGGTAGGTGACGCATGACAGCGAAGTTGAAAATTTACAATCCCGCAGATGCCGAGGGCGCACCAGGCGGTAAGAGGCTCACGCGGGTTAAAACCGTTGCTAGCGCCTTGAAAACTCGCAGTCGTGAAGAAGTCCTCCTCAGTGCCGGGGTCAGGGTCGCGAAGACTTTAGACAAGCCGGATTTGTTAGACCGTGACCGCGCTCAACTGACCCGGTTAGTGCTTGAAATCGCGTCAGAACTTGAAAAATTAGACGCTGAAAGGGCTACGGAAGCGAGGTCTTTGCATGTCGTCGCCGAAGACCAGCCGTTCGACGCGGAGGCTATCTGACGTCGCCAGGCACGTGTGTGTGCCGTCTGGGATTGAGACGACCGCGTGGCCGGGTGTGGAGGCACGCGCCTCGGAGATGGGCATCTCCTTCGATGATTGGCAGGCACAGCTCGGCGCGTTGATGCTCGCCAAACGCCACACTGGCAAGTACGCGGCTGGGATTGGTGGGGCTTGCATCAGCATCCCACGCCAGGCAGGCAAGACGTACCTCGTCGGGTGGATGTTGTTCGCCTTATGCTCGTTGCACGCGGGTATGACGGTCATCTGGACTGCCCACCATACGCGGACGACGAATGAGACGTTTGATTCGATGCGGTCTATGGCTTCCACACCGCAGGCTTCGGGGCTGGTCGCGTCGGTGCGTGCGACGAACGGCCAACAGGCAATCGAGTTCACTAACGGGTCGAGGATCCTTTTTGGCGCTCGCGAGAGTGGTTTCGGACGCGGTTTCGCGATGGTGGATGTTCTCGTGTTCGATGAGGCGCAGATTCTGACCGAAAACGCTATGTCTGACATGGTTCCGGCGACGAACGCCGCCCCGAACGGTCTTGTTTTGATGATGGGTACCCCGCCCAGGCCGAAAGACCCGGGTGAGGCGTTTAGCGTGCGCCGTGAGGCCGCGCTCCGTGGGGACCCGGATACGATGTTTGTTGAGTTTTCCGCCGATGAGGATGTTGATCCCGCGTCGTGGGGTGGGTTGGTGGACTTCGCGCAGGTCGAAAAAGCTAATCCATCGTTTCCGGTGCGCACGTCGGGTGAGGCGGTGCGCAGGCTTTATTCTGCTTTGTCGCCGGATTCGTTTCGCCGTGAGGCTTTGGGCGTGTGGGATGTTGAAAGTGACGCGCACGCGCTCCCCGTGGACATCTGGGACACCCTACAGGTGCCGGACGATACTCCTTTGGCTGGCTCGTTGTGTTTTGGTGTGAAGTTCGCGCTCGACGGCTCCCACGTCGCCCTGGCGGTCGCGTCAAAAATGGAGGCTGGCGGGTGTGTGGTTGATGCTGTGCGCGTGGCTGAGGCTTCGGAGGGTATCGCGTGGCTGGTTGACTTCCTCGCAGACCCTGACAGGCGCAAGCGTACGGCGCAGATCGTGGTCGAAGGCAAGGCCGGGACCGGGTACTTGTTGGATCGGTTGCGCGCCGAGCGAGTACCTAAGCGCGTGATCATAAAGCCGACCATGGATCAGGCGATTACCGCGCACGCGATGCTGTTAGACGCGGTGAAACAAGAGACCGTTCACCATTACGGGCAGACGGAGCTGACGCGCCAGGTTGGGGCAGTGTCGCGAAGGAAGATCGGGTCACAGGGCGGGTTCGGCTGGCAAGCCCCAGACGGCGACACGTGCGCCCTGTTGGACGCTGTGACAATCGCGTTTTGGGCGCAAATGACAACGAAGAGAAGGCCGGGAGCTACGAAGGGGGTAATCCTGTGAATTTCCCACACATTAAGGGACTATCTGACGCAGAGCAGGCTGCCTGTAGCGTCTTGTGGAAGCAGTTGCAACGCTCAGCCGCCAAGAATGAAATGTTGAGCGTCTACTACGACGGGCACCGTGCTTTTCAGGATTTGGGGATTAGTATTCCGCCTCAGATGGCGCGTGTGAAGGCCGCTCTCGGCTGGCCGAGCAAGGTTGTCGGAGCCCTGGCGCGTAAGCACGTGTTCGATGGATACAGTCTTGACGGGGATACTGACCCGTTTGACGTGGGCGAACTGTTGGCGCGTAACGCGTTCGAACTTGAACTTTCCAAGTGCATCACAAGCGCCTACACGCACTCGTGCGCGTTCCTGACCGTCGCAGCAGGCGACACCAGCAGTGGTGAGCCGGATGTTCTCATTAAAGCCCGCGACGCGCTCTCCACGACCGTACTTTTAGATGAACGCACGGGGGTGACACGCGCGGCGCTGACCGTGGAAGCTGTCAAACCGGAACTGACGGGCGAGGCCGGACGATTCTCGGGGAACCTACCAACCGAGTTCACTTTGTGGCTCCCAGACGTGTTCGTCTCATGTTCGCGCGCGTCGGGTAAGTGGCTGGTGGAACGCACCCCGAACCCGTTCTCGCGTGTGATGGTCGAACCCCTCGTCTATGATCCGCAGTTGCGTCGCCCGTTTGGGCGGTCGCGTATTTCCCGCGAAGTCCGATACTTGACCGACGCGGCATTGCGTGAACTGGTCCGGAGCGAAACACACTCCGAGTTCTTCTCTAGCCCTCAGCGGTACGCGCTGGGCGTGGATGAGAACCAGTTCGCCGGAACAGGCCGGTGGAGTGCGATCATGGGCCGCGTCTGGGCTATCGGCGTAAACGAGGAAGGCCAAACCCCCACAGTGGGGCAGTTCCCGCAAATGAGCATGGAGCCTCACCTGGCTGTGTACCGTCAGTTGGCGCAGAATCTGTGCGCGTCCACGAACCTTCCGCTCTCGTCGGTGGGTATTTTCGCGGATAACCCAGCATCAGCGGAGGCCATGCAGGCTGCGGAGTATGCGCTCTCTGATGAGGCGGAGTACCAGTGGCGCGTATTCACACCGGCGTTGAGGCGTCTGGTGGAGGACATTGTGATGGCCCGTGATGGCTCCAGCGCTCCCCCGTCTGATGCGTGGCGTACGTCGATTAACTGGACTCCGGCACGGTACGTGAGCCCGCAGGCGTCGTCGGATTTCATCGTGAAAACGGTGCAGGCGTTGCCTCGGATCGCGGATACGACGGTGGCGTTGCGCCGGGCTGGGTTCACGAAGGCGGAGATTGACGAAATTAACTCTGAAACACGGAAGACGAGCGCGGTTGACCTGATCCAAGCCTTGAACCAACAACCGGAAACACCTTCCGAACCTAGCGGGCCACTGTTGGAACAGGTATGACAAGCGAATAACACCCTTGGCGAAAGGAGGCCACTATGGTGACGCGCGCTGACGTGGAACACATGGCCTCCACCATTGCTACCGCTTCCGACCAAGCGAAACAGCAAGTTGGCGCGCTCATGAGCCGCCTAGCCGGGCAACCGGCGACCGTAGTGCGCGACGCTCTCTTGGACGCGTTCCCGACCCTCCTCGCAGGGTTCGAAAACGTTGGCGTGGCGGTCGGGCTAGAGTTCTACGACAGCATGCGAGCGCGTACCCATGGCCTTCCGGCGTATACAGCAACAGCGGTCGCGAACCCCACACCAACGGCGGACGCTGTCGGTATCGCACGCGCCGCCGCCCGGCACCTGTTCAACACCGACCTAGCACCAGAGGAGGCGGCCGAGCGGACTGGGCGGGAATTGTCTGACGCGCTCGGAACACGGACGAAGAACGCGATGCGGCAAACCATCAAAAACAACGCTGTACGCGACCCCGCTAATGTCACGTACGCGAGGGTGCCTCGTGGCGCGAAAACATGCGCGTTTTGTACGATGCTGGCCTCACGTGGGTTCGTGTACGCCACAGCGAAAACAGCCGGCGAGGAAGACAAATACCACCACGACTGTGATTGCATGATCGTCCCGTCCTGGGACGCGAAACAAGCCAAACTCAAAGGCTACGACCCAGCTGACTATAGTGATCAGTACTTTCAAGCACGTGCCAAGCTGGAGTCTCAAGGCGTGAAAAAGCCAGGTCCTAACCTGATTGCCGCGCAGATGCGCGCCATGTTCCCTGATAAGTACACGGATGGTGCAACAGGCAACTCAGTTGGACGTCCTAGGAGCGCCACAGATCGCACGCTGCGTGTTAATGGATCCGGCCGTAGCGCTGATATGGGCGGAGCAGACGGGACGGTTAGCCTTAAACTCTATGACAAATACCGTGGCATCATTGACGGCGTGTACACGGAACATGAGCAAAAACAGGGCTTCAAAGTACCGCCAAGCGAGCCGACAGAGCTTCCGCGCAAATGGGACGTTGACAGTATCGTATTCAACGCGAAAGCGTTCAATCATGCGCTGTACGGAAACTTCACCGGCGGTGGCCATTTACACGGATACGGGTGGGTGTACGACAAGCCGGAGTTTCCAAAAGACTGGACTCCAGACGACGTGTACAACGCTGCGCATAGCGCACTAACAGGCGGATCCGATCATATTGTCGGAACAAGCTACTACATCACGCACAAAGGGTTACGCGTAAAAGTTGTCGTTAGCGGTGGAACAAAGTCACGCAAAGTCACGACCATATGCCCCGCAACCGACGAGCCAGAAGACTAGGATGAACCTATGAACTTGAAGGAACACATGCGCAGGCAAGATGAGCTAGCTCGTGATGTGCTCGCATGGTGTGAAGGCAATGATGCTCTGAAAGATGAGATCATTCCGTTAAGGCACGAGCAAAACCTTCATGATGCATCAGACGCTGTACTAGAAGATTGTTTCTCCTGGATGATGGAACGAAAGCAGTATATTCCTCAGTATCTGGAGGATCGTTTCTTCGCATGGATCACGCCCGAGATCCGCGCGTCTGAAGAAACTTATGAGGACTTCTACCAGTACCAGATGAGTAGAAACACAGCATAAGGACATGCTTTAGATATGTCCGAAACGACTTCTTCCTATGAGCAACAGACGCGCCTTGCGTTTATTCTGTTTGATTTCTGGAAGACAACACGGGCAGCAGCAATTCTTGGCGAAAAGTTCGCTGCGGATCTTTATTCGACGATCGATGAAGAGTCGACGATCGCATTGCATGAGATGCTCTACTCCCTCACAGAGTCGCAGGAGAGGCTTCCGAAGTCTCTCGAGACCGAGTATCTGGCATGGACTTCGCCGGAGATACGCGAAGACGATGAAGATTACGCTGGTTTTCATGCATTCCAGCTGGGTAAGGCGGATATCGAACAGCAGAAAGGGGCCTACAAAGTAGCCTCTGTTTTCCCGACGACAAGGTAAAATGAATTCATGGAAGAATTGCGTCGTAATCATCGCGAGCTTGGTATGCTCGCGCACGATGTATTTGACTTTTGGCGCGATGTTCACGACGAATCAGACGAAGATATGCTCTCGTTTGAGGCATCAGCATTGAAAGCAATCGGTGTAGATCCGTCCTTTGTTCTTGAGCAATGTTTAGACTTCTTACAGATGGACGGCCTTTACCTGCCGGATGATCTTGCGACGCGTTTCTTTGACTGCGTCACCATAGATCTTCGTGAGTTGGAAGATACCTATGAGGATTTCTATCAGTATCAGCGGAGCAAACCGGTCGGCGCCTAGCCTGACCTTCTGCCCGCACTTCTAGCCCCTGTCACCTAATGGTGCCGGGGGTTTTCTGTACCCAAGTTTTCCCTGACCACTGGGGTTCAGTGGGTTCATCATGGCCGACGGGCCTTGTACGGAGAGGACACACTATGCCAAAACACGCATTCGCGCAGGCTAACGACCAAGCCGGGAACGAAGCCACGCAGGCTAACGACCAGACCGGGAACGAAGCCACACATGATGCTGGCGAGTTTCAGGCCATTACAAGCCAAGACCAGTTGGACAAGCTCATCGCGAAACGAGTCGCACGCGAACGCGCTAAATACGCTGACTACGACGACCTCAAAGCCATTGCACAAAAGGCCGGAGAATCCAACGCCCAACTGAAAGCCGAAGTCGAAGCCCTCAAAAAGGCGTCCGAGCGACGCGCATGGGTCGACCAGGTAGCAGGCGAAACCGGCATCCCAGCCGGGGTGCTACGCGGTAACACGCTTGAAGAAATCCAAGCCCACGCAAAAGCGTTGGGCGAAGCGTTCGCAAGCGTGAAACCAGTGCTGAAAGGCCAAGCGAAACAGGCCGACGTGTCCTCAACACCTGAACAGCTCCTCGTCCGGAGCCTCTTCAAGTAAATCATTTGGCGGTGTTTGAACCCACCCCTAACCAGTTCCCTTGTTGAAAGGAAAAATCATGGGAAAACTTTTCACCTCTGAAAACGCCAAGCCCCTACTTCCCCGAGAAATCGCGGACGGCCTGGTCAAGAACACTCAGAGCCTGTCCACTATCGCCGCACTGTCTACGCGCGAGCCGATGCGCTTCGGCAAGAGTGACGTTATCGTCTTCAACGATCTGCCTCGTGCGGAGTTCGTCGAAGAGGGCGCTGACAAGGCCTCGACCCAGGGCGGATTCTCTTCCGTGACTGTTCAGCCTCATAAGGCTCAGGTGACGATGCGGTTTAACCAGGAAGTCATGTGGGCTGATGAGGACTACCAGCTGGGCGTGCTCAATGAACTGAGCGTGGCGGGTCAAGAAGCGTTGTCGCGCGCACTGGACCTCGGTGTCTACCATCGCATCAACCCGCTAACTGGCAGCGCGACCACGTGGGAGAACTATCTGGGTGCGACAACGAAGCGCGTCGAAATCAAGGATGCTGATGCTGACGATGATTTCCGTAGCGCGGTGGGCCTGCTGGTCACTGGCGTGAACCCGGTTAACGTGACCGGCGCAGCGTTCGACCCGAAGTTCTCCTGGGCTTTGGCCTCGTTGAAGAACAAGGACGGTATGCAGCGTTACCCGCAGCTTGGCCTGGGTACTGGTGTGGATGCGTTCATGGGTATTAAGACCGCTGTCGGTAACACCGTGTCTGGTGTGCCTGAGGCGGCGGATACGAAGGTGCGCGCTATCGTCGGCGACTTTACGAACGGCATCCGCTGGGGTGTTCAGCGTGAACTCCCGGTCGAGCTGATCCAGCACGGCGACCCGGACGGCCAGGGCGACTTGAAGCGTAAGAACCAGGTCGCACTCCGCCTTGAGATCGTGTACGGCTGGTATGTGTTCGCGGATCGTTTCGCGATCATCGAGGACAAAGTCAACTGATCGATGCCTCGTTTTATTAACCCCTTGGGGAGCGTGGTTGTCGTTTCCGATGAGGATGCGGTGGCTATTGCTAGCGCGGGGTGGGAGCTTGTTCCTGAGGCTGATGCTGGCAAAGCCCCAGTGAAGCCACGTGTGAAGGCTAAAGCCCCAGCGAAGCCCCGCGTGAAGGCTCGCGACTGGTAAGTCCTCCTTAAACCCGGTCGCGCACACAGGGTGTGGGGTGGGCAGATGGTGGTGGTTTTCTTGCTTTCCCACCATCGTTGGCATTATCTGCCCACCCCACACTCTCTCCTTTTATTCCTCAAACTTTTCTTCTGATTGGTGGTGTCTATGGGAGTTCCTTACGCGGTTTTCGATGACGTGGAGACACGGTGGGTGTCCAGCGTGTTCATCCCCGCCCCGGAGGTTGTGAACGCGTATTTGGCGGACGCGACAATGGTGATGGACGCTGAACTCCCTACGCTTCGCGCCATGACCGACAGTGACGCGGAAGCGAGAGACCGGGCGACGTTCATTTGCGTTCGCATGGTGATTCGCGTGCTGTCGAACCCTGATCAGGTGCGGTCTACGCAGGACGCTACCGGCCCGTTCACCGAGTCCATCACCTACTCGACGGAATCCCTCGCGGGCTTGACCTTAACCGCGCAGGACAAGCGGTTTCTGATGGGCCCGTCCTGGACTGACACAGGTAGGGCGTTCGAGATCGACCCACTGGCGGGGGTGGTCGCGTGAGAAAACACGGCGAAACAGTGGAAGTCTTGGCGTTAGTTGCTGGCGAACCTGATGACCTGGGGAACGACACCAAGTCGTGGGGTTTGCCGTTGAAAGTAGCAAACGTGTTAGTCGCGCCATCGTCAACGACTGATCTGAATGGGGCGATTCGTCCTGACGGCGATAGTACGACTTTGAACCTTTATTTCCCTAAGTCTTTCACGGGTGTTTTGCGTGGGGCGCGGGTGATTGTTCGGGGTGAAACCTATGAGGTGCAGGGTGACCCGTTCGCTTACGACCCGACTATCACACCGGGCGCGCGCAATCTCGTCGTCAGCGTGGAACGTGTGGAGGGGTGAGACCAAAATTGGGGAAAGTAAAAGTGAAACTCAACTCATCAACACTCACTGCCCTGACTCTGCCTGTAATCGAACAGATCACGCAGGAAATCACCAACCGAGCGGGCGAGGGGTTTGTGGGTGACGTGATTATTACTGACCGACCGCACGGGGCTGTCAGGGCTGAAACCATCCAAGCCAAACGAAAGAACGCGAAGCACAACACCCTTTTGAAAGCGATGGGCGGATGACACCTGAAGAAATCCTGATCAAAGCGCTCGCGGATGGGTTGCGGTTGCGCGTGTCTGGTGACGTGCCCGCCACGAGGCCGGACATGTTCGTGACCGTGGAACGCACTGGCGGGTCTCAAACACGGTTTCTCGACCACGGCACCTACGCGGTGCAGGTGTGGGCAAAAAAGCGCGCGAACGCGGGAAAACTCGCCCAAACAGTGGCCTCGTACATCACCAATCAATTGCCAACTGACAACGGGAACATTGGCAGATCAACGGTGGAGTCCTTATATCACTTCCCCGACCCTGATTCGCCGATGGAGCGTTACCAGTTAACTGTCAGCGCCGTTATTACTCTCCCATGAAAGGAATACACACAATGGCAAAGAATGACTCGACAAAGGTCTCTGTAGGCAAACCGGGAGCAACGGGAGCGGTATTCGCCGCACCTGTCGGCACCCAGATCCCCCAGGATGCGACCACGAAACTCGACGCGGCGTTCAAGAACCTCGGCTACGTCTCAGAAGACGGCCTAACCAACAGTGTTGAGACGGACACTGAGGACCTGAAAGCCTGGGGCGGCGACACTGTCCTGACAACCCCGACAAGCCGTACTGAAACGTTCAAGTGGACGTTTATCCAGGTTCTCGACGTGGATGTGTTGAAGGAAGTCTACGGCGATAAGAACGTTAAAGACTCTGCCGGCGCGGTGACGGTGAAACACAACGGCACTGTCCTGGATCGGAAGATTTACGTCTTCGAGATGCTTCTGACTGGCGGGCGAGTCAAGCGGATCGTTGTCCCGAACGCTCAGATCACCGAAGTTGGTGAAATCGCTTACCAGGATGGTGAGGCGATCGGCTACGAAGTCACCTTGACCGCCTACCCGGACGGGGACGGTAACACGGCTTATGAGCATGTGACCGCCGCCTGATTCTTCACTTGTTCGTCCCCTGCTCTGGTCTTTGCCGCCCTTCTCCCAGAGCAGGGGTCTTCCCTTTCACAAGCCTGAGAAGAACACGCACGTAAAGCAGAAAGCAGAAAAATAATGACAACACCAGCAGACGTTGAAGCGTTGAAGGAAAAGCTAGCCGAAGCCGAAGCCGAGATGGCAGAACAGACACCCAAGGTGTCTAAAGAACTGATGCCCGAACCGGTGGACTTGCCACGCAAGATCATTGTGCGCGGGCTTGAGCTCACAATTAACCCGAAGATTCTGGCTGACCTTGAGTTCTTAGACCTCCTGGCGCAGATCGAAGACGAAAACCCGACAGCGTTGCCCCGCATTCTTCGCTTCCTCGTCGGAGCCGACCGGATGCGCGAAGTCTTCGACGTTTTGCGCTCAGAAGACGGGCACGTCGATCTAGTGGAGGGCGTGGAATTCATGCGCGAACTCATGGAAAGCCTAGCCCCAAATTCCTGATGCTCATCAATGTCTGGCGGAGACATCCTGATGAGCTGAACGCAGATTTCGCCCGCTTCTATGGGGTGCTTGACTGGCGGAGTTTACCGCCCGTCCAAGCCGCCTCACTATTTATTGCCATGCTGAGGCAACCAGAATCGTGGACACACAGGATCATGCAGGCCGGGGAAACGTTCGAGACAAGCCTTCACAAGCTTGTGGCGCTCGCTGTTGACCGGCTAGGGCTCCTGGTGTGGCAGAACACGAAAGACGGCATGAAAGGCCGGAATCGCCCGTCGTCAATATATGACGCACTCTTCCCGTCGCACGCCGTCGACCTGTCCGAGGACACGTTCACAATTGTTGACCCCGATGAGCTGGACGGCCTGTTGAAACGACTACATGAAAACTAACAACGTGGGAGGTTCCCTATATGGCTGGGTTTGATCTTGGTACTGCTTGGCTGAATGTTGTCCCCAGCTTTAAGGGGGCCGCCCGCGCTTTATCGTCTGAACTCTCGGGCGTTTCCGGCTCGGTGTTACCTAAAGATTTCGGTGTGAAATCGACACGAGGCTTCGCCAAGAACGTCAAGGCGGCTATGGCTGAGTCTCGCACGGCAGCCGCCGAAGCAGCCCAGGCGGTTCAGACTGCGATGAGTAAAGCGCAAGTGGCGCAAAAGGCGCAGGCAAGCGCAGCCGCTCAGACGGAGATAGCGAATAAGAAACTCGCTGAGGCGATTAAAAAGTATGGCGCGGACTCCTCCCAAGCAGCCGAAGCTTCTCTGAAGGTGAAGAATGCTCTCGCCCAGGAAGAGGCGGCGGCAGTTGGGGTGAAGAGCGCGTTTGAACGTGTCGGGGAGGCGCAGAAAAAGGCGGCGAACACTCAGCCTCTGATGCGCTCCCAGGCTGTAATGAAATCGCTTGGCCAGACGGCGCGCAACGTTGGAGCAAGTATCAAACGGTCTTTCGGCGACGCGTTCCGCACAGCCGGAATGCTGGCAGGCGCGGGGCTGACCGCCGCAGTCGGATTCATTGCCTCATATACGGGGGAAGCTATTCGCGCCTCGGATGCGACGGATAAATTTAAGACCACGCTGAACTTCGCGGGCTTAGACTCTTCGGCGATTAGCGCGTTGACGAAGAGTACGAAAGAATACGCCGACAAGACCGTCTATGACTTGTCTGACATTCAGAACATTACTGCCCAGCTCGCCTCTAACGGCGTGAAAGGCTATGACAGGCTCGCTGAGGCGGCTGGCAACCTCAACGCCGTCGCTGGCGGCAACAAGGAAACCTTCAAGTCCGTTGGTCTGGTGATCACTCAGACAGCTGGCGCGGGAAAGCTGATGACTGAGAACTGGCGACAGCTCACCGACGCAATCCCCGGCGCAGCAGGCCCCTTGAAGCAAGCCCTGTTGGAAGCAGGCGCATACACAGGCGACTTCCAGAAAGCCATGGAAAACGGTGAAATCACCGCCGACGAATTCAACCAGGCGATCACCTCACTAGGTTTCCAAGAAGCCGCCCAAGAAGCAGCAACCTCAACATCCACATTCGAGGGCGCATGGGGCAACCTTGAAGCCGCGATCACAGGCGGACTCCAGGCTGTCATGGCACCATTCAAAGGCCCACTAACGTCTGCTATGACGGCGCTCGCGGACAAGGTCACAAGCGTTTTTGATGCG